CAAAATTATTGCTCGACGACATTGAAGTCCCCAATTGGGTGACGGAAGCCGCGATACGTGCACGCAAAGGGAAGAAAATGCGTGGATCAGCGGTGACAGCCGATATCGCACCAAACGGTAGGAAGCTTTTGTCCTTCCTTGACGTTCGAGCCATCCGTCGGTCAGGTGACCGAGGGACATCTGTGCTCAATTATGTCATGAACCTTGTGATTTGGCTGACCATTCTTTCGGACGATGCTCCCAAGCTCATCTCGAACCCAGCGACGCGCAATCACGTTTCGCGCTTGTCTGGGAAACGAGTTTGGATGAATTACGGGTTCGAAGGAGATGATTCGGTATGTCTTCAAACGACGACCTCAAGAAATATGAGGCACGTATTCGCGAGGACTGGACGTCTTTAGGATTCCACATGAAGCTTGACTTCCGCGGCGCCGACGAGGCATTGACGTTTGTTGGGTACGTCGCGTTATGCGACAAGCACGGACCCAGGGACGACATTGTGATGCCTGAGCTGCTGCGGAATATCGCTTCATCTGCATGGACTTGCTCCCATTTAGCAGCCACACGCAAGGGTTGCACACAGATCGGAGCGGAGGCATACGCTTCGCGAGCCACATCGTTCCTCGAGACAGCCAAGCCCATTGGCAGGCTGTTTCGTGGATATGCTTTGGGACACCATCGCAACGGTGCTTGCCTCTCGACGAACAGTCGTGAACTCCAGATGCATCATACTGGAGAATATGATGAGCACAAGTCGTTCAACCTGGGAGAAATGATGCAAGACGCCGAGGACAACTCCCTTTGGACGGACGACACAGAGGAGGACTTCATCAAGTTGATTGATCTGCAGAGCGGCGGTGTCTCCGACCTCATCGACGTCGCTGCACTCATGTCAATCGACGGGCCGCTGGACCCCTATGACACAGCGGCCGCCAGGTACTTCATTCCTGAGGCCTGGCGCACTGATCCAGATGTGGTTGAAACCGCAGGTGATAACATTGAGCAGCAGGGAGCACCCGCGAGTACGTCCCGTTGCAAACGGTGGTGATCAGTGCAACCGGCGCAGCTTACGCCCAAAAACAGCATTTTAATTCACACCCCTTGCGCTCTGCGTTTCGACCGCCTGAAAGACCGTAAGTATGTGGTCACTGCGCGTTCGCAAGTGGTGTGGTCCCGTGCGCAACACTCGCCGACAGGTTACGTGGTGGAACGTGGTTCCATTTTGCGTCCCGATAGACGGATCACGCCGTCCATTCTCATTGGAGCTTGCTCCTCTAAAACCCATGATTCGCTGGGGAGACTACCCTCAGAGGGGCTGACATCCCTCAAGAGCTGCAGAAACGTGAGGGCCAGGCAACGCATGTGTTTACCGAGCATGTCCAGGGTCGAGCCTACCTGGTGCAAAGTTGTCCTCCTGAGTCCACCGCGATGTGGGGAGGCATCGTCGATAACCTAGACGATGCTATCTCCAAACTGGTTTGTTCCTGAAATTCCAAGCAACGTGTTATGCTTGAGTTGGGATGGTGCAGGTTGGTTAGTGGACCTGTGATCAGGCTGGGTTGGTAACCTAACTGATCTTTTGAGAAGTGGCTACGGCATCGAGGTCGCCTACCTCGATGATATCGGTCACGTGTGGGGTTCTTCCATGCGTGCCTCCTTTGTCAGGGAGGATGTACTGCACGCGCACTTTGCGCATGAGTTTCTCTGTTTTGTAGCTTTCCTCCATGAGGCTGGCTGAGCCATTTTGGCTCTAGGGAACTCGAGACGGACCTGTCGTCTTCCTTGGTTTCACAAGTCGCACGCTTGCATCTGGCTGTCCTGTACAGCCACGCTCCCCAGATCACTTCACTGTATGGCGGGAAAAACGCAGAGGGTCCGCATTGGCCGCAAGCGGCTCACGGATCGCAAGCTCCTGCGTGGGATAAAGCAGGGAGTCGGCATGGTCACCCAGTCGGCTTTTCCCAAGGTGAAGAAGCGCACCAAGCGCAATCCAGCACGCGCGCGCAGGCCTGGTCAGGCGTATGCCCAGTCTCTCAATGCACTTCACCCGTGCCACTTGGCTTTGCCACGTGCAGTCGGGGGCTACTCCATCATCCGCACAACACAGATTGTCACGAGTTCCAATACTTCCAACCTTTTCGGCTTGTTCAAGGGACCGGGCACTGAGTTTACTGAGACTTGTTGGCTTGATCTGGTCGGCGTGTCTAATGCGCCTTTTAAATTTGGTGACCCTATCAACGACACTCTTGGCGCGCAATTTTTCACCAACTCACCGCTCAATCAGGCTTCATTGAATGGAGCGCGTATGGTCCCGGCCGCGATGACGGTACAGGTCATGAACCCGAATGCTTTGCAGACAACCTCTGGCATTATCTACATCGGACGTTCTAAGACGGTTCTCGACCTGATGGGCAACACGCGTACCTGGGTGGACTTGATGCAAGAACTGGTGTCCTACAGTGCACCACGTCTTTGCTCGGCAGGCAAGCTCGCGTTGCGCGGCGTTCAAGTTAACGCCGTGCCGAATAACTTGTCTGTTTTGTCGGACTTTGTGCCTCGGCGCATTGTTGCCGGCTCCACCTCTCCTAAGACTTGGACTGAAGCTGCCACTCCGGTCGACTTTGAGGGCTTTGGTCCCATCTTTGTCTACAACCCTGAGTCTGTGCCTCTTCAGTATCTTGTTACTGTTGAGTGGCGTATGAGGTTTGATCCTCTCAATCCCGCGTATGCGGGTCATATCATGCATCCACCCGCATCTGAATCCACATGGCACAAGGTCATTTCTGACGCGGAAGCTGCTGGTAATGGAGTGCATGACATCGCGGAGGTCGTCGCTGATGCAGGTGTGGCCCTTGGTGGTGCCGCTGCTGCAGCAGCGCCTTTCTTTGCATGAGTGCGTTTTTCGCCACATCGTGATTTGCAACGGGGAGGGGCATCTTGGATGGAAAACCCGGATGTCCACGTAACCAGCGCAAACCCGTCGAGACCACGACGTTAACTAGGGCGGAG